GAGATCTCGTCAAAGAAATAACTAACTCCGTTCTTAATATGAAATAGACAAGCTGATAGTGGGTCAATGTTAAAATCTATTCCAATATGTATCATAAGTTTAGGGTCGTACTTACATTCTTGCACATTTAATTGGCGATCAAAGTTATAATAAACAACTCCTGAGTATGTTTCAAATGATGCTAAATATTCTTGTCTAAATGTTCTCTCGTCTAAATCCTTCATGGCTTGTTCAATCTCGTCTTTATCAACTTGACCACCATCTAATGTTGTAAACTTAAATGACTTCCACTCAGGGTCATCACCTAATCCCTTTTGATATATCTCATAAGACCAGTTACCAAATCCTCTAGGTGTTCCTATAAATAATACATTACCAGTAACGTGCTTATCTGAAATTGTTGGTCGCAATACTTCTGTCCAAGCTTCAACTGGTATATCTGCATATTCATCTAGTAGTAAGAAATCTAATCCAACTCCTCGTAAATTGTCTGGTGATTTGTCTGCACCTTTTAAACTTATCTGTGAACCATTCCTTAATACTAAAGATAGTTCTGTTTCATTGGCATATTTAATCCATCTCTTTTCAGTTGTGAGTTTCTTTAATTGCTTCCACATAATCTCCTTACTCATTCTGTAAGTAGGTGCTACATAGAATATCTTTGAGTTAGGTTTGCGACTTGCGAATCTTAATAGTTCATACATGGCTAAGTGTGTTTTGCCGAATCTTCTACCAGTAATTAAAACTCTAAATCTATTTGGACAAGTATATACGTCTAGTTGTGGTTTACTAAATGGCATTTATAATTCCTCTTTGAATAAGTTTAGTAATAACTTCTTCTTCCAATTCAACATCATGGTTATAACCTTTTGGTGTTCCAATATGGTTTGTATCTTCCATTGTATATCTATTCTTAGTTTTAAAGAAATCAAATGCTGTAATAGTTACTTTGCAATTACAGTAATTAAGTAACCAATAGATTGAAACGAAACCAGTAGTTGGTCTTGGATAGTTATATATTTGTATCATTAAGTTGTATTCTTCTTTGTTCCATAGCCAAGCTTTTTTCTTAACCCAATCTGGCATACGTTCTGCTCTCTTACCATCTTTTTCAAAGTTTAATCTAACTATGTTTTGTATGCGTGGAATTTCTTTTAATTTATTATGTCCTTCGTTTACTAAATTGTTAATCCATACATGACATGGACTATCTTGTATTCCAAGATTCATTCTAACTATTGAATTATAATTATCATAATTAATATCAGATAACTTTTCACCATTACCAATTAATAAAACATTCTTGCCTTTAAAATATGGGTATGGGTCAAACATTTCTAATAACTGCTGTGTTAGGTGTTAAGTGTTTGTGCATTTCAATAGTGTGTGGTTTATGCAACAAAGCAAAAGATTGAACTTTATCAGCATCATGCACTACTACTGTATCAGTATGTTCTAGTATGTTGTTAAGATGCTTGATTCTATCTCTTACAAATTGTTCATGGTCTAAAAAGCACATTCCAAATCTTTGTGTTAATGGTATTTCTTGTTTAAAGTCTATTTGTATTTGCTGATAATGTGAACCGATTAAATAGTCAAATCTTCTAGCCCAATTAATTTCTTGGACAAATGATATTAATTTAACTCCTTTAGCTTTTGCTATCTCAACTAACAATGGTGTAGAATAATAACCACAACCAGTTTCCATTATATCTTCATTAGACTTTAAAGCTTCTTGGATTAAGACTTGTTGGTGTGTTGCGTAAGTATCTATGAACTGTTTTTCTTCCACCATATATTTGTCTATGTTTAGTATAGCTTGATTATCAGTTGTTAATAAATAATCAACTTTAGATAGACCATATTGTTTAAATGTATTCCAAATACTATTTCCAATACTTACTGCTTGTTCAAAGTCATTATAAATTAAACAGTCTATATGTGTGTAACCTCTATCAATAGCTGTCTTTAATCTTTTGTTGCCAAATATGCAGATCAAATAATCACTAGCCCAAACTATTATAGGGTTAAATAGATTATCAATCTGAGGTAATGTTTTTAATCTGCGTTTAGCTAGATTGTCATTTAGATATAAGTTATCTCGTTCTGATCTTACTTTGAGACTAAGCCAATTATGTTTGTTAAATTGATTTGAATACTTAATGAACTTAATTGGTACTGAGATTATGTTTGGATTTTTGTTCTGACTTACGAATCTTCTCTCTAATAATTTCTTTTCCATCATTTCCAGTCCAATGTATTGTTTTAGCTATATCATTATTCTTACCTAATCTTAACCCATGATAATTGTCTGGTATTCTATTGATCTTAAACTCGTGTGCTATTATGTTAAATGCTTCTTGATCTCCTCGTTCTTGTCTCATCTCGCATCTATCAAACCATTTTTTTAGAACTTGTTTATTGTTTATACCCACTATTCCAGTTTGCCATCTATCAGTTCTAACTGCATGATCTTTACTAGCAAGATAATCGCAGTCATCTAGCATATCAAACATATCAGATATATCTTCTTTAATTTCTATATCGCAATCTAACCAAATTATTTTATCTGCTGGTACTTTTTCTATTGCCTTAGGTTTATAAAACCAAGTCCTGCCATCTGAAGCAACTAAGAATGAATTTGGATATTGTTTTAACATTCCAAAGTTTGCTATGTATAAAGGAATCTTAATATGCTTATGATAACCTTCTAAGAACCAATCAAGTATATCTATGTAGTCTTTGTCGCAACCAGTTACAAAAGCTTTCATAATTGAATCTTAACAGTATTCGTATAAACATCAAACCAATCTGATGAGTAATCACAAGTCTCGTACTTATCAAAATAACAACCACCTTCTGTGAAGTGTATGTTCTTAGCTTTAGGATTGTGTGGATATTCTCCAACTAACCAATTCCATTCTAAAGGTAAGCCACCTACTTTGTCAGTCCATTTGAATTGATGTAGTTCTAATCCTGATGCTTCATTAACGTATTCTTTAGTGAGTGCTTTGCATTTAGAAGTATTCATTAGCATTAAACTAGACCAGTTCTTTTTGTCATAAAAAGTTTGTATTTGATTGCCGAACTTAGATAAGTTCTTAGGTGTATAATCATGCTGACAAACCATAACTGCGTAATCATCATTTCTTAAATCCCATAGTTCTTTGATGTCAGTTTTAAAAAGCATATCGCAATCTAGGAATAATGCCCAACCTTCATAGTTCATAAGGTAAGGAACTATAAACCTACTAAAAGAAAACTCAGTAGATGATAAGCTATTCTTTGGTCTGTTAAATGAATCTTTAATGTTAGGTAAATAAATTGGTGTAAATGATACTGGTATTGAACTGTGTCTTAGTATGCTCTCGGCTAGTATGTGGTAAGCTATTTTCTCTTTGCTATCATATCCAATAAAGACATTAATCATTAGACTGAAGTTTTTTTAACTCAATGTCTTTGGCTTGTAGTTCTTCGTTTAGTCTATCTATTTCTTTTTTAAGATTATAAATAATTACGTCTAAGTCGTTTGTCCCTCGCATTTTTTTATCTAGCATCTTTGGTTTCTTTCGCCCACACATTGTATCATTTCTTTTTGTTTTGATATGTTCTTAAATACCTTCTGCCCAAAGCTACTGCTTCTTGTTTACTTCTTCCTCTATATCCCCAAGCTTCTAATGATAGCTTTAGTCTAGTCTTGTTGCCCTTCTCGTCAAACAATCTACCTCTACCACTTCCCATTCTAACTAAGAATGAACCTTTGCGTCTAAATTCTGTTGCTGTATTTGGTCTCCCTTTTACTGGTGGTCTTAGATTGCTTCCAGTAGCACGATTATATCTTGCTCTACCAGATGCAGATAGCCCACCTTTTTTATTCTTATCAGAACTTCTTAAACTAAATTTAACCATTTTTTCTAGTGTTAATTATTATTGGTGCTTGTTTCTTAACTTTTAAATTATGCTTCTTCATAAGTAAATCTACAATACATTTAGAACAAGCTTTAACGTGTTGCTCTAATTTGTTCATCATAAGTTTATGGCAGAATATACACTTACTCATTTTTAACTTCCTTCATTTCAATAACTTCTTTTGGTTCTTCTATTATATCATAAATAGGCAAAGGTATATTGCTATCAGATTCATATACCTCATTTGCTTGTCCGAGCATTTGTTTACCTAACCAAATCAGCATCACTACATTACCCTTTTCAACTGCCATTTGCCATTGTTTCCTTCTTAATGAAATATTACCTTCTGCTCTCCCTTTGTCTATTTCATTGGAAAAATTGTCTCTTAAAGTATCAATATGGCAACCAAAGAATGAAGCCATCTCTAGCATAGTACAATGTAACCTAGCTAATCTTGTTACTTGTTCTGGGTCAATATCAAGCTTTGGTCTGCCTACCTTTTTCTCCTTAGATTGAATTGTATGTTTTTCCTGATTGCTCATGAATAGCTTCTTTTCCAGTAAATTGTTGCCACCTTTGTATTATTACATCTACAAATTTTGTGTCTAATTCTATTCCATAACAAATTCTATTTAATTTTTCACAAGCAATTAAAGTACTTCCAGAACCAGAAAATGGATCAAATATAATATCCTTTTCTTTTGAAGAATTTAATATTGCTTCTTTAACTAATTCTACTGGCTTTTGAGTAGGATGTTTGTATTGAGTTGTGCTATCTCTTTTAACATTCCAAATAGATGTTTTTGTTCTATCTCCATAAAAATTGTGTTTTCCTTTACCTTCTTTCCAACCATATAAAATAGGTTCGTGTTGAGAACGATAGTCTTGCCATCCCATACCAGCATTACCTTTGTTCCAAATAAGAGTTGATGATTTTTTAAAGTATTTATCAAAAGCTATTTCAAATGCTATTTTTGGTTTACTATGACTATCTGGGTGGCAAACATATAATATGCTTAATGGCTTTAAATTATCAGACATAAGTTTAAACACATCATCTAAAAATAAGATAAACTTATTCTCATCCATATTATCATTTATAATTTTTCCTAAGTCATTTTTTCCTCTACCACTATAATCAACGTTATATGGTGGGTCAGTAAATATCATGTCTGCTATATGATCTTTAAACAAAGACTTATAATCTTCAGGTTTTGTTGAATCACCACAAATTATTTTATGCGAACCTAATATCCATATATCGTTTAATTTGCTTTTTGGATTTTCTGGTGCATCTGGTGTTGCGTCTTCATCTGTTAAACCTTCATTTTCTTTAAATAACAAATCATTTAAAAACTTATCATCAAATCCTAATAAACTTATATCAAACTTCTCATCTTCTAATCCCTCAATCTCTACTGATAGTTTTTCTAAGTCCCAACCTGCGTTAAGTGCTAATTGGTTATCAGCTATTATTAAAGCTTTGATTTGTGTTTTTGTTAGCCCAGAAATTATTATGCAAGGTACTTCTTCATGCCCTAATCTTTTAACTGCTAGTAAACGACCATGACCAGCTATGATTGAATTTTCTTTGTCTATTAAAATTGGGTTTGTAAATCCAAATTCTTTAATGCTTGAAATAAGTTGTGTAATTTGTTCTTCGCTATGAGTCCTACTGTTATTTATGTAGGGAATAAGATCAGATACCTTCTTTTTAATAAGTTCCATATTAACCGAAATGTTCGTTAAATGTTCTATTATTCTTTTTTAAGAGATTTGTAAAGGAAGTCTAATAATTCTTGGTTTTGATAAAGGATATGGCACATACCATTAGCTAATGAATTGCAGGATATTTCTTCAGCTTTTGCACTTAAATCTATTTTGTATTCATCATGTAGTAAGTGGAATAATTCGTGTAACAAAGTATTACTCATCTCAATAGGGTCTAATGATTTGTCTAAAGTCATTAGGTTTTTACTATATTCAAATTGTCCAAATATGTTCTTCTTAGAAGCTAATTCGTGGTCAATGAGGTTTAACTTAATAAGTCTGCTTCCAAAGACTATCTCGTTAGGTAACTTCATTTTCTTTTAAGCTTCTTTGCTATGTATAGGTTTTTAACAAAGCTATTTTTCTTGCCGAACTTTTGACCTGCTGAACGTCTTGCAGTTTTATAAGCTTTAGTTTTAGTATTAAATGGTTTTGGTTTGCCGAGTCTTGCTGGTCTTGGTCTGTCGTAAATAGCTTTTTTCATTTCTTTTTCCTTTTCGGCATCTTTAAAGTTTTTGGTTTATAAACTCTATAAGTGCCTTTTGCTTTACGATTGGTATATAAAACTGCTGTGCTTGTAGAAGTGGTTTCGTTAGCCATTATATTTTATCCTTAATCTTGTTTATCATTCTAACTATCTCTATTCGGTACGTTTGTGAAGTAGAATAGTTGCCTAATGTTTCTGCTAGTTTAATAGGGTCTTTTGTTCTTTGTCTTAGATTTCTAAATTCAGAATAGTGATGATTGTTGTTTAATATTGATACATAATCTTTTACTGAACTGCATTTTGTTTTGTAAGTTTTAATTCTCCAGTTAATAGATGCGTCTTGTTTTAATGGAAGTATTCCGTCC